GCGCGGCACTACGCGCCGAAGTTCGACGTCGCCGAGATGGCCACGCTCCACGTCTCGGTGGTCCCCCGCGGCCTCGCCTCCAGTTCGCTCGACCGGACCCGCGACACGTTTGAGTACCAGATTGATCTGGCCGTACAGCAGAAGGTCGATCAGGCGAATCCGCCGCTGGATGGCCTGATGACGCTCGTGGAGGAGATCGCCGACCACTTTCGTGCGGGGGCGCTCGCGAGTTTTCCGGCGGCGCGGTGTACCGAAGTCAAGAACGAGCCGGTCTATGCGCCCGAGCATCTTACCGAACTCGGCCAGTTCACCAGCGTCCTGACGCTCACGTTCAAGGTGTGGCGATGATTGCGATGAAAGCCAAGACGAAGTTCGACAAGCAGAAGGTGCTGGTGAAGGCCAAGCAGGCCAACATCAGCAGCCTTGGGCACGCCGGCGCCGCGTTGCGGCTCGCGGCGCGCCGCAGTATCCGCACCCGTAAGAAGGCGTCGCCGGTCGGCACGCCGCCGCACAGCCGACGGGGCCAGCTCCGTCGGGCAATCGCTTACTCGGTCGACAAGCCGCGCCAGGTCGTCGTCATCGGTCCCGAGCGCGACGCCGTCGGCAAGAGCGGCTCGGCGCACGAATTCGGCGGTCGCTATCGGCGCGAGCACTTTCCCAAGCGGCCCTACATGGGACCAGCTCTCGAAAAACTCCAAGAACGCTTGCCCGACTTCTGGGCCAACTCGGTTCGGTAACACAGGAAACGCACGCAATGGCCGTTCGGCTGGGACTCGACGCACGCCTTTATCGCCACGACGGCGAGGACTGGACGAACGTCGGCAACGTCCGTGACCTCACACTGTCGCTGGAGACGGGCGAAGCGGACGTCACCACGCGGGGCAATGCCGGTTGGCGGGCGACGGTGGGAACGCTCAAGGACGCCTCCATTGAATTCGAGATGGTCTGGGACACCGGCGATGAGGATTTTACAGCGATCCGCGACGCGTTCCTGAACAACGCGACGATCAAGCTGCTGGTGATGGACGGCGACCGGATCGACGAAGCATCGCAGGGACTCGAAGCCTCGTGCCGGATCATGAACTTCAGCCGCAGCGAAGCGCTCGAAGAGGCAATCTCTGTCAGCGTCACCGCCAAGCCAACCTACGGGGCTACGCCGCCGGCATGGCGAGTGGGGCCGGTCGAATAACGAAGGAGTACTCGTATGGCCATAAGACTCGGGCTCGACGCCAAGCTGTATCGCAATACCGGCACGATCGGCAGCTCGCTTTGGACGGTTGTCGACAACGTCCGCGATGTGACGCTCAACCTCGAAACGGGCGAGGCCGACGTCACCACACGCGGCAACGACGGTTGGCGCGCGACAATCGGCACGCTCAAGGACGCCTCGATTGAGTTCGAGATGGTTTGGGACACCGAGGACGGCAACTTCACGGCCTTCAAAGACGCCTTCTTCCTGGGCCAGCCCATCGAACTTCTGGTAGCCGACGGACCCATCGGGGCCGCCGGCGCCCAAGGGCTGCGCGCCGTCTGCCGCATCATCACCTTCACTCGTTCCGAGGCGCTCGAAGAGGCAATCACCGTGAGCGTCACCGCCAAGCCAACGTACTCGACCAGTCCGCCCGAATGGGTCATCGGTCCGATCGACATCGACGCCTGACATCGCTGGAGGCTTCATCTATGCACACCTTCGCCGACAACCTGGGCCGCACGTGGTATGTGGCCGTCAACGTCGCCACGATCCGCCGCGTTCGCGCCGCGCTGGGCGTCGACCTCTACCAACTGGTTGACGACGGCATGCAGGAACTGGGCAAGCTCGTGTCCGATCCTGTGCGGCTGGCCGACGTGTTGTATGTCCTTTGCAAGGAGGACGCCGACACGAAGAACATCAGCGACGAGGACTTTGGGCGGGCGCTGGGCGGCGACGCCATCACGTCGGCGGCCGAGGCGCTGGTGGAGGAGCTGGTCGATTTTTTCCCCGACGAGCGGAGTCGAGCAGCGCTCCGGCGGGTGATCGCGGCGGGCCGCCAGGTCCGGACGAAGCTGCTCGACCATGCGGAGACGATGCTCGACGAGTTGGACCCGGACAGCTGCGCGAGCGCATTGATCAGTTCGTGGACGAGCTCGCGGGCGTCGTCGGCGTCGACCCCGGCGCCTTCACCCTCCGCCAACTCGTCGTGATGGCCGAAGCCCGCAGCCGCCAGCAGTGGAACCACACGTCCGCGCTCCTGGCGATGCTGGCCAACGTCCACCGCGATGCGAAGAAGACCCGGGCCTTTCGGCCGGCGGATTTCCATCCGCATCGGCGGGGGGAGAAGCCCACCATTACTAAGGTCGGAATCAGTGTGCTCAAGCAAGTGTTTGTCGATCGACAACCAGGACAGTAATTCAGGAGCGTAGTGCGTGCCCAGTTCGTCGAACATCCGTGCCGGCGCCGCCTACATCGAGCTGTACGCCAAGGACAACCGCTTGGTGAAGGGGCTCAATGCGGCGTCCGCCAAGTTGAAGGCGTTTGGCGCCGGGATCACATCGATCGGGACGAAGCTCGCTGGCCTCGGCGCGGGACTCGTGACGCCGTTCATTGGCGCCGCCAAGGTGTTCGCCGACATGGGCAGTGATCTGGTCGACATGAGCCAGCGGACGGGCGTTTCGGTCGAGGCGTTGTCTGAGCTGGGCTTCGCGGCCGAGCAATCGGGCGCCGACCTGGACACGCTCGAAGGCTCGCTCAAGAAGATGCAGAAGTTCCTGGTGACCGCGGCGGAAGGATCGCAGCAGGCCAACGACGCGCTGGGCCAACTCGGTCTGTCGATGGCCGACCTGAGCCGGCTCGCGCCGGAAGAACAGTTTTCCCTGATCGCTGATCGGCTCAGCCAGATCGAAAACCCGGCGCTCCGCACCGCGGCGGCGATGCAGATCTTCGGCAAGTCGGGAACCCGGCTGTTGCCGCTCATGCAAGGTGGCGCCAAGGGGATCGACGAGCTTCGCCAGCAAGCCCGTGACCTGGGGCTCACGATGAGCACCGAAGACGCCCAGGCGGCCGAGGCATTTGGCGACAAGCTTGATGCCCTGTGGAAGGTCCTCAAGCGGACCGCGTTCACCGTCGGCTCGGCCGTCGCGCCGGCGCTAACGCAGATCGCCGAAGTGATCATGCGGACGGCAAAAACCACCAGCGACTGGATTGCCCAGAACAAAGGGCTCGTCGCGACGATCTTCAAGGTCGGAGCGGCAATTCTCGTGGGTGGAGCAGCGCTCGTCGTGCTGGGCGCGTCGATCAGTGGACTGGGCGTCGCGTTCGGCGGGATCGCCACGCTGATCACAACGGCCGGCGCGGTGATCGGCACGCTCGGGACCATTCTTGCGTCATTACTGTCACCCATCGGACTCGTGATTGGCGGACTGGGCGCGCTCGCCGCCTACATCATCTATGCGACCGGCGCCGGCGGCGACGCCTTATCGTGGTTGGGCGACCAGTTCGGCGCCCTGAAGGACACGGCGCTGGCCGCCTGGAAAGGAATCGGCGATGCGCTTGCCGCCGGCGACTTGGCGCTGGCGGCCAAGATCGTCTGGCTGACGCTCAAGATGGAATGGCAACGGGGCATCAACTTTCTCGAAGCCAAGTGGCTCGATTTTAAGGGATTCTTCGTCGGCGTCTGGCAGAGCGCGGTCTTCGGTATTGCGAGCCTGATGACCGACGCCTGGGCCGGCATTCAGGTCGCGTGGCTCGAAACGATCACCGTGTTGTCAAACGCCTGGACCGGATTCATCGGCTTCTTGCAGAAGGGGTGGAACCATTTTGCAGGGTTCTTCCAGAAGGTGTGGGCGCGCATCAAGGGGCTGTTCAGCGACACCAATGCTGACGAAGAGATTGCCCGCATCAACGCCGAGGTCGCCCAGCAAGACGAAGCGATCGGCGCCAAGCGGGACGCGGCGCTGGCCGAGCGGGAACAAGCCCGTAAGCAAGGGCGGGATCGCATCGAGCGCGATCGCGTCGGCGCCCAGGGCGCCCTCGACGATATGCAGGCTGGCGAACAGGCCGCCCTCGAGGCCAAACATCAAGCGGCGCTCAAGGCGTCGGAAGACGAGCTGGCCAAGG